CAGGCTTCCTGCCGCCACACGCTCTATGACGCGAACTGCACGCTACTGGCCTCCGCCTTCGGCGTGTCGCGCACCGTGGCCGCGGGTTCGACCACGCAGACCATCAATCTCAGCTCTGCGGTGACCGCGGCTGTCTACGCCCAGGGATTCATCACTTTCACGTCGGGCGCCAACGCTGGAATCACTATGAGCATCAAGTCACAGCCTTCGACCACGCAGATTGTGCTGGCTGGATTCACGCCGCTGGCATTGGCCGTTGGCGACGGCTTCACGATGTACCAGGGCTGCAACAAGACGCAGGCGCGCTGCAGCCAACTCGGAAATTTACTCAACAATGGGTCAGAGCCTTATGTACCCAATCCAGAGGTAGCGGTATGACGGAAGACGAGTCCCGCGCACGCATTGTGGAAGTCGCAAAGAGTTGGTTGAACACTCCGTTCCATGACTGCGCGGGCATCAAGGGTGTCGGCGTGGATTGCGCCTATTTGCCAGTCTGCGTGCTGAACGAATCCGGCTTGAAGTTGATCCCAAAACCCCCGGAATACGCTCCGCAGATGATGCTGCACAGCGATGAGGAACTTTACCTCCAGTTGATTTTGCGGTACATGCGGGAGATCACGGAAGCAGAAGTAAAGCCGGGAGACTTTGTGCTGTATCGCGTTGGGCGCACTTTCAGCCACGGCGCCATCGTTGCCGAGTGGCCAAACTTTGTGATTCATCCGGTGCGCGACCGCGGCGTGATCGGTTCACACGGCACCGAAGAGGGATTTTTGCGGCGCAGGCCGCGGCGGTACTTCAGTCTTTTCTAAAATGGGTTTCGGCCAACCACAGCAAATCATTCAGAAGTATCATGCGATCCGCACCAACGCTGCCATCCTCGGCATCCCCATCCCCATCTTGTTCGGACAGAACCGCCTTACTGGAAAGCTGATCTGGTACGGCGATTTCACCGCGAACAAAGCGAAGCAGCAGGGCGGCAAAGGGCTTGGCAAAGGCGGCAGCCAGTACGTCTACACCGCTTCGATCATGGCGGCGCTCTGTCATGGGCCTCTGAGTGCCCTCCTAAGTGTGTGGGACAATACCGGGCGCTTTGTCGTCCAGGGCGTCACGGAATCCTACACCGTGGGCTCGCCTTACACGTATACGCCCACCTACGCCGCTGCATTTGCGGCTGACCAGGGAGTCGCGGCAGTCACAGCCTACAGCTATTCAGGGATCAACGATTATGGCTCGCCCGGAGCGATCACGCTGGCTGGCAACACGCCAGTCGGCATGACGGCCACCACGGGCACGCCCAGCGCAGGGCAGTACAAAGTCAACCCCGCCACGGGTGTTTACACCTTTGCGAGCGCCGACGCAGGCAAGAACGTCCAGATTTCGTATGGCTTTTACCGCTACATTCTCGCAACGGAAGAACTTTCCATTGTGCCCTTTTCCGGTCCCTACACCGTCACGGTGCAGAACTCGGCTACCTTCAACAGCGACCTTGGCGTGAAGTATTACCCCGGAGGGAATGGATTTGTCAAAATCTCCAGCGGCACGCCCACGGTCGGACAGTACAAAGTCAGTGCTGGCGTCTATACCTTTGCGGCAGCCGATACAGGGCAGGGAATTGTCATCAATTACCAATATGCTGACCCAAACACGGACAACAACGCGCCCAGTTCGATCAATCTGACGCTCATCGGCGGTGGGCAAGGTCAGTCGCCGTGGTCCTACCTGACCTCGAAGCATCCATCACAAGCGCTGGGATACACGCAACTGGCGATGATCGCATCGTCCCAGCTCTATCTTGGCTATTCGCCGGAACTTCCCAACTACAACTATGAGGTCGCTGGGGCCTATCAAGTCGGCGGCGGCATCCTCGACGCGAATCCCGCCGACTGCATCACGGCGATTCTTTCTGATCCTGGCTACGGCATCGGATTTCCACTCGCCAGCATCGGCGATCTCACGCTCGCGCGAAAATGCTGGACCGCCAATTCGTTCTTTATTTCCCCGGTTCTGGAAAACCAGCAATCCACCGCCAGCGTAATCGGCGAATGGCTGGAAGCGGGCATGGTCGGGGCCTACTGGTCCGAAGGGCTGCTCAAGTTTGTTCCTTACTGCGATACCTCGGCGGTGGGGAACGGCGTGCTCTATCAGCCTTCAACAACACCAGTGGCCGGTCTCACTGATAGCGATTTCCTGGTAGACGATAAGGGCGAAGACCCCGTGAAGGTCACGCGAACGCCTTACATGGACGCTTACAACCGCGTGCCGGTATCTTATTCGGCGCGGGTGAACGATTATAACCCCGAAGTGGTCTATGAACAGGACGATGCCTCGATTCAGCGCTACGGTTTGCGGAGCGAAGATTCGCAATCCTGGGACTTCATCACGACTTTGCTGGCTGCGCAATACGCGGCTTCCATGCGGCTGCAGCGCAACGTCTACATCCGCAACACCTACGAGTTCCGCCTTCCTTCTTCCTTCGCGTTCCTCGAACCGATGGATGTCGTCACAATCAACGATTCGATACTGGGCCTAAACGCCGCGCCAGTGCGCATCCAAAAGATTGAAGACGACCCGGAAAAGGGTTTGTCCATCGTGGCGGAAGACTTCATCTGGGGCGCGGCTGCGCCGGCTTACAACCCCAAGGACACGAACAATCCGCCACCGCCTCTGCCTGGACAGGAAGATCCCGGCAACACGAGTGCGGTAATCTTCGAGGCTCCCTCGCGCCTAGGTCTGCAGCAAGGCAATATGCTGTTCGGCTTCGTGAACGGCTCCAACGAAAACTGGGGCGGCTGCCACGTCTGGGTGTCATTCGACGGCACTAATTACCAGCTTCAGGAGACGGTGAACTTCCCGGCGCGCATGGGCACGCTGGTTGCGAATCTGGCCAGTTACGGCGGCGCGAACCCTGACACGGGACATACACTCGGCGTGGCCATGACCGACAACACGCCGCTCTCCAGCACATCGCCGACCGGCGCGGCATCCAACGTCACGCTCTCAGCTATTGTTAGCGCCGGTCCAGTTCTCGAACTTCTGAGTTACCAGACAGCAACCCTTGTCGCTGACCAGCAGTACAACCTGACCACGCTCTACCGCGGTATCTACGGCACCACACCTGGTGCGCACGTCACCGGCGACCTGTTCGCGCGACTGGACGAAGCATCGTTCACGTTCCAGTTCGATCCGACCTACGTCGGAAAGACCATCTGGTACAAATTCACTTCGTTCAACCTGCTGGGCCAGAACGAACAGTTGCTCTCCAATGTGACGGCTTATTCCTTCACCCTGGCGGGCACGGTGGGCTCAATCGCACTCGACACCGGCGCACTGAACATCATGGCGCCGGGCTACGCTAGCTACCAGCCGCTGACGAATCCGCTGACGGCAACGGATGCCGGCTCGAATGCGACGATCAGCATTGCGGCCTTCACGATGCAGCTCACGGGCCATGCAAATATCAGCCTGAACTCAGGCTCCATCACGGCCCTTGCTTACAACACGTTGTACTGGGTCTATTACGACGATCCGAACTTGACCGGCGGCTCAGTGACATACCAAGCGACGACGACGAAGGCCACGGCGCACACCGGCGTCGGGCGCTTCTTCGTCGGTTCGATTGTGACCCCGCCATCGGGTGGGGCGCCGACGACTGGCAACGGAGACGGAGGAGTCGGAAGCGCTGGCGGGACAGTTACGGGCGGACCTGGCACACAGGTCTACACGACCGCGGGCACGTCGCCGCCGACCTGGACGAATCAGACCAACACGCTTGACGGCAACGTCAACACGTTCGGCGTGCTCACGGGAACAGGAACCTCGCAGATCAAGTCCGGCACCTACGTCCTCAGCAATTTCAGCACTCCGAGCGATCCGACCTACAGCAGCCTGCAGTTGAACGTGAAGATTGCCGTGCCGACGAACACGCTCAACGGTGGCACCAGCCATATTACGATTTCCTATTCGTTAGACGCCGGGATCACTTTCACGCAGTTGCGGCAGATTACCAGCGGCAACACGCTTGCCACTACGATCGACACGGTAACGCTTGCGAAAACGCAGAACTGCGCTGCGATTCAGATACAAGTTCTGCACTCGCAACTGGCCAATGACACGAGCGGCTCCGCGGTACTGGACTTCTTCGAGGCTTGGGTCTCGGGGGTGAAATGAGGCGGACATGAAGACGCTTGGAACGATGACGCAGGCTGGTCAGAGCGTGACCGTGACCGCATCCCAGCGGGATGACGGATCAATTCTGCTTGTAGCGAGCTGCGGCCAAACGACGCGCGAGCACGTCTTCAATCCCGCACCGAGTCTGGACTATACCGAGGACCAGTTTTTGAGCGACATTGACGCCGCGAAGCAAGCTATTTCCGATGAGGCCGCAGCCTACGAGAGCCAGCGGCTTATGCAGGAAAAATTCTTTTCGGACCAAACAACGCCGTGAAGAAACCCCACTACATCGTCGCAGTCATTCTGTTTTGTCTGATACCCTTTATTTTCCTTTACGCGCAACAGGTCAAAATAAACTCAGAGCAAACACAGTTCGCGCTCGATAGCCAACGGCTCAGGGCGATTGAGGAGAGACTGGACAAACTGGAAATCCGGCACGAGCTTCATTTCGACAAAGAGCAAGGGCAATACGATCTCATCACGAATCGTTTGACGGCGCTGGAACTAACGGTGGCTCATCACGAGCAGCTTCTGTGGGTCTTCATCGGCATGGTGCTGCTGATCATCACCGAGAAAATTTTAAGCATGGCGTTTCGCAAGAGCAATGCAGTAGAAAAACTCATTGGACGCAATTAGCCTCACGCGGTTGCAGACCGTTCACCCGGAACTGCAGCGCCGCATCCTGCAACTCGATCAGCTTCTCACCGCGTCTTCGCCCGCAATCCATCTCCGCGTCACGCAGGCATTGCGTACATGGCCGGAACAAGCGGCACTCTATGCCCAAGGCCGCACGGCGCCGGGACCGATCATCACGAACGCGAAGCCCGGAACTTCCATGCACAACTACGGACTCGCCGTGGATTGCTGCCCGGACCTGCCCGGCCTTCCGACGTGGCAGCCGGATTGGTCCACGACGGACGAACGGTGGAAGCAATTTCTTGTGCAAGCGCTGACCTTCGGACTTGCCGAGGGCGCGACTTGGCGGACATTTGCCGATGCCCCGCACCTTTACCTGCAGGAATTGCCCGCAGACCCCGACGACAACCTGTTGCAGCTTTTGACGGACGGCGGCATTCAAGCCGTCTGGGATTGGGTCAATCAGACGTATGGATTCTCATCTTAACTAAGGAGGAAGTGGCAATGACCGTTTTCATGCATTTGCTTTATCAGTTCCTGCTCCTCATTGGTCAGGCAGTCAACCTGTTCGGTGGGATCGTTCCCGCGAAATATCAGCCCCTGGTGGCGTTCGTTCTTGGCTTTTCCCAGTTGGGCCTTGCGCTTTACAACCACTATTACAATCCCGACGGCACGTCGGCCAAGGTGGCCTACATCGCCAAAGTGGTCATCCTTTGCCTGCTCATTTCCGGCGTAGCAATGGCGCAGACTACCCCACCGGCACAGATCGTCTCTCAACCGTGGTCTTTGAACACGAATGTTCTGTCGCTGCCTGGCAACCATCAAACCATCGCGGCCAGTGACAGCGGCTTGGCGTTCACGCCGACGCCGAGCCTCGATCTTTACGATCGCAATCTGATCAGCACGGACGGGGTGCTGAAGGTCTTCTCTGGCGGGGTGAATTATCGGCTGGCGTGGTTAAACAAGAAGATCGACAACATCAGTCCTAACGTGAATTTCCTGCGTGTTCAACTTTTTGTCACTGCTGGCGCCGGCATTGATCAGGTAAGCCTTGCAGGAGTCACCAAAAACCACTACGCCTTCACGGCCGGTGGCGGCGCAAACTACATGCTTAATACGAGCGGTTCGTGGACGCTTGGCGGCAGCGTCGAGTGGGCCAAGTTTCCTGGCTATCAAAACAACGGCTTGATCGTTAAGTTCGGGCCGACGTTTCACTTCTAGCATGGGCGGACTCGTCAGCGGCGCGATCAGCGGCATTGGCGGGCTGATCCTGTCCAAGATCGAGCATGGAGAGATTCAGAACTGGGTGCGCCTGCTTCTCTCCGTGTTCTTTTCCGCCTTCATCGGTTTCTTCGGGCCCTGCGGCTTCCTGCTTATCGCAGGGAAGCCTTGGGCCATCGCAATCGGCTGGGGCATGGTGTGGATGACCGTCTGTGTTTTTTCGCTGCTCCTGCGCGACCCCAGGGGCCGTACCCTCATGCTCGTGGTGCCCCAGTCCATCACCAAAGCCTACCAGCAGGGAATTGACGGTACCGGGACTACCGTCATAGAACCGAGTAAAAAATGAACGGTCCAGTTACGCCCCTCACTCCTGAGCAGCAAAAACAGGCCGAGGCAAACGTGACCAAGGAAGGCTATGTCCGCCGGCTGCCGGTTGCGGCGGACATCTTCATCGATGAAATTGCTGGTGGCCCTATGAACGAGACGATCAGCACGCGCTGGGGCCGCTGGGCGGCGGGCAAGACGGGAGTCCGCGGCTTCGTCGGCCGCATGGGTTGCCGATTCCTGAACCTGTTCCAGAAAAACCATGACGCCCTTGCTGGCGCTGGCGACGTGGAGCGCAGTAAGGAAGAGATCGCGCGCGTGGAAGCCTCGGGCCTCTTCAAGAAATAGGCAGGCGCCCCGATTGCGTCGGTTTCCCGCCTCAGTAGCCCGTTTCCCGCCCTCGAAATTTCCACAAAAAATAGTTGAAAATAGTCCTTGACAACTCCTGATTAGTGTTGATAATCGAGGCCATGAGCAGGAAGCAATCCTTCGGACATAGAGTTAAGGCAGTCAGATTGGACCGGCTTATGACTCAACCGGCGTTCGCTAAAATGATTGGCGTGAGTCTTCCTACCCTTTGCCGGATCGAACGGGGCTGCAGCGTAAGCCTACTGACACGTCTGCGCGTTGAGAAAATGCTTTCCCTGAAAGTGGAGGCAGCGTAGAGGATACTATGACCATTCTCTGCAACGAGCCTCACTTCGTAGTTAACATAATATCTGGAGCCCGGCCCAGATGCTATCTTGCCAGCCTAAGCCTTTCGTTTTCAACACTTCCCATCCTGCGGATCCAAACAGGCATTCGCCGCCTCTTCGATTGTGGCATATTAGCCACAATTTGTGCCCTTTCCGGGCAGTGCTCTTGTAGCATCCCCGCAGCCAGGTCCTCGGCCCGAGTCTCCACGAACTCTTCAATCAGCTCCCTGATGGCTTTCCGAAAATTGGCCGAGAAGCAATCATGCAGTACGAAGGCAAAAAAACAGAGCGGGTTTGGCTTCCCCGGAAGCTGTGCATGGACCCCTTTCTTGCTGCGCGACTGAGGGACCGGGCAGCGGTGAACTGTCGAAAGCTGGAGGACGAGATTCGCTGGCTCATCGTGCGGGCATTGAACTACGAGGACCAGCAAGAGGGCAAGGGGCCAAGACTCCCATTTAGTGGCATGGGGAACTAGTACGCAGGAGGGGCGCATGGCGATTATCGGATTGACGGTCAGTGAATCAGGCGAGGCGATTCAACGCCTGGCTGTGACAACGAAAGTGGCGATCGGCGAGGTTGTCAGGACGGCGAACGGCACCAGGCCGAACAAGCTGGACCACTTCATCTTCCTGCGCAAAAGCACAAAGCTGGAATGGGAACTCGACCAGGAGCTGGTGAAGCACTACGGCCACGAGTGCCGCGAGTTCTGGATCATCCTGCTTGATGACGAGATCGAGAACGTCTTCCGCACCGAGTACGCCTGGTGGAGCAGGACGGAGAAAAAGTGCTGGGGCGATGGCAGAGAGGCCACCCGGCGCACAGAGAAGGCGCCAGAGGGCGAAGATTGGACGCCTTGTGGCGATGCTTGCCCAGATTTGAACGCAGGTACTTGTAAGCCTTCTGGCGACCTCTACTTCGTTCTGGCCGAATTTCCACGCCTGGGCGCGCTCTGCCGGCTGCACACGACTTCCTACCGCTCGATCCGGCAGATTCATTCCGCGCTTGAACAGATCCGCACCGTGACCGGCGGCAGGCTTGCAGGCATTCGCTGCAAATTGGTCGTGCGTCCCGAGAAGGCCGCGTATATGGACACGGCCAAGGGCAAGAAAGTCTCCACGACGATCTACGCCCTGAACATCGAACTCTCCGCACAGGACATGAACCGCCTGGTCTCCACGATGACGGAGCACGCCAAGCTGTTCGAGCAGACAAAGAAGCTCCTCGGCAGTGGCCGGAAGGTTGAGTTGGTCGCCGAAGACGAGCCCGAAACCGAACGCGCGCCGGATGTGGCCCAGGAGTTTTACCCCGAGAACGAGACTGCTGTGGCGCCGGCGGTGCAACAACCCACACGCAGGTCAGAAGCGGTCACGCCCGAAGTTCTCCCGGCGGCGCAGCCCTTAGCCCAGTTCATCAATGCCGAACAGCGCCGCGCTTTCTATACGGTTTGCGTCGAGGCGGGATGGGGCAACGAGCAGGTCAGGACCATCCTTCAAGGAACTTGGGGCATAAAGTCCAGCGCAGAGATTCCAGTCAGCGTGTACGACGATCTGATACGGCAATTCAAGAGTTGCAAAATTGAAGGCCCAACAGACAAGTTTGAGGCGAGTAACGAAGATATTCCCTTTTGATCATGGTGACCGCATTCCAATTCGTCGAGGAAACGCACACGTACCTGCGTGGCGGCAGAGTCATCCCCTCCGTCACGCAGGTACTGCAGGAAGTCGGCTTGGTGGATTACAGCCACGTCGATGCGGAAGTTCTGGACGCAAAGGCACGGCTCGGAACGGCGGTACACAAGGCCGCGCACTATTTCGATGAAGACGACCTCAATCCCGAGTCAGTTGTGTCGGAAATCGTTCCCTATCTGACTGCATGGATGCGGTTCAGGGAAGAAGCCCGATTCACGCCGCGCAAGTGCGAGACCCGAGGGATCGCCACGATTGATGGCATGGAGTATGGCTATACCTTCGACCGCGACGGCTTCTTGGGCGAAAAGCCGGTGCTGCTGGACATCAAGTGTACGGCTGCGATTGAGATCAGTTGGGGGCCGCAGACAGCAGCTTACGAGCACGCGCTGCGCCAGCAGGACGGCATCGTGCGGCAACGTGCCGCAGTTCATTTGAAGCCAAACGGCACCTACTCGCTGTGCCTGTTCAAAGAGGCACGGGACTACCAAGTTTGGAAGTGGGCCCTGGCGCTCGTTTACTGGAAACAATCGAAAGGAAAGTGACATGGCTACCGCAATCATCACTCCACAGGAAGTTGAGAGGTTGGTCCCTGCGGTTGTGGCGCAGGCGAATCAGATTGTCGTGAAGGACGCGGAACAGTACGAGTTCGCATGTTCCTTTCTGACGCTGGTGGCGAACCGGAAAAAACAGGTCGCGGATGTCTTCGACCCCATCGTGAAGAAGGCATACGACACCCACAAGGAAGCGGTGGCACAGAAAAAGAAGTTCATGGAGCCGCTGGAGCAGGCCGAAATTTCCGTCAAGAGCAAGGTGACAATTTGGCGGCAGGAAGAGGATCGCAAGCGCCGACAGGAAGAACTGCGGCTGGCCGAAGAAGCACGCAAAAAACAGGAAGAGGACGCACTGGCAGAAGCTGCACAACTCGAAGCCTCTGGCGATAAGGAACTCGCTAATCTAGTGCTCGAAAATGCCGCACAAGCGCCCGCGCCGGTCGTGAGTGTTCCGATTTCTGTGCCGAAGTTCGATGGTGTGGCCAGTCGAACAAATTGGAAGTGGAGGAAGAAGGGCAGCGAGCTAGATGCGATAAAGGCGCTCGTGAAGGCAGCAGCCGCTGACGACAGGCTACTTGGATTTCTGCAGTTCAATGAGATGGCGATCGGCTCCGTGGTGCGCTCGCAGAAATCGCTGACGAGCATACCAGGCGTGGAAGCATATTCGGAGAACTCGGTTTCTGTTCGCGGTTAGAAGAGATTCCCACGGCGTACTGGGAATAGCGTGACGGCCCGGAGCCTCTGGCCCTGAACGAGTCAAGGTAAGACCGGGCCGCACGCGAAAGGTAGGAACGTATGAAAATCACGATTGAGAGCACCACGAAAATAGTCAAGGCGAATGGCATTGATTGCCGCATCTGGGAGGGTGCTACGGCAGCGGGCGTCAAAGTCCAGTGCCTCATTCCGCGTATCGCAGTGCTCCCTGGCGAAGACACATCAGAGTTCGAGCGCGAATTGAAAGAGCAGAGAGCGCCATCAACTGAGGCTCAAGCATTTCCACTTCGGATGATTTTATAAAGCGAGGGAAGTGATGGATGGTCTGATTCTTGGATTGGCTCTGATTGCATTGAGCGTTTGGCTGCACATCCACCGCCATGCCCCAGTCGGCCGCACCGTCGTTTCCATCCCCATCAAAGAGTCTGTGCTGTGTGCGGAGTGCGAGTGCATCACGCCCTCGAAGCACTCCACCTGTCAGGTCTGCGGGTCCACATCGCTACTAAATCTTGCGCGGGTACTGCAGGGCCGTCAGGCCAGATTGATAGCACTGCCGCGGAGCTGGGCCATCGGGCCGAAGACGTCCGCTCAGGTCAGTCTGAGCCGTCAGGACAGCTATTATTTCAGGTTTGATGAGTCCATTCATGACCTCCGCGGAGGCGGCCAATGATCACCGACGCGATCGAGGATTTTGAGGTTTATGTGGGCGAGGAAGCCATACGGGAAGTTCACCTAACGCCGAATTTCAGCCTCATGCAGACTTTCGGGGAAGACTGGACAAGCACTCCTATTGTCCAAATCCACCCGCTATCCCCGAGGCAGCAATTGACCGGGACTTCCGCAGCCCCGCGGAAGTTCCGGCCGCTGCTTGTCAAGCCAGGGATTGAATGGGGCGTGGGCGTGGTCATCGCCATTCTGGCCAGCATTTGCGCTTGGGGCATTCTGAGCATCCGGTTGTGGTGACTATGAAATGCGCTTCCTGCCAAGCCGAGATTACCAGGAGCGACGAAAGCTATTTGGTCGTTCACGGGGAATCCATTTTGCTCCCATGCGCCGCCTGCCGCGCGAACATCAGGCGGAAGATTCGCACCTATCCAGGCGGCAACGGAAAGCGAGATTGGCACCCGAGACGTGAACGGGTGGAAGGGAAAAGATGGGCTTGGGCCTGATCAGGTGGAGGTGAACAAATGCATATCGACTTAAACATCAATTTTCTTTCGAGCGATGCTGAGAACAAATTCCAGCAAATTCTCGAGGCACTCGCTCGAATAGAAAAGAAGGAGCAAATCATGGCAGGTGAACTCGATGCGTTGACTGCCCAGGTGACAAAAAACACGGATGTGGAAGCCTCCGCTGTTGTTTTGATCCAGGGCATTGCACAAAAACTGGCCGATGCGATCGCCAGCGGCGACCCCGCAAAGCTGACCGCACTCCAGGGACAACTCAGTACCTCGGCCGATGCGCTGGCGGCTGCTGTTGCCGCCAACACTCCGGCAGCTTAACCCTTCAACCGCGAAGGGCGGCGCGAGCAGTCACCGCCCATTTCGAGGACCATGAAGCCCTACTACCAACACGCGGGCATCACCATCTACCACGGGGATTGCAGGGAAGTGCTGCCTACGCTCTATAAAGAGTGTGGGATTTGTGCGGGAGGAGGCTGCGAAAATTGCGGCAAGGGATATTTTGGAGAATTGATGGATGTATTCATTACAGACCCGCCCTATGGCGTAGAACTTGGGACTTCGGATTCTCGAGGCGACGGTCACGGGCTTGCCCAAATTGGGTATGCAAATTACCAGGATACTTTCGAGCAATGGCATGAAATAGTGCCGACCACGATTGAATGGCTTGTCGGTGCGTGTGCTCGAGGGTGCTCCTTTGCAGGCAAACATCTGACTTACTTGCCAGCACCATCGTTGTGTGGCGGCATCTACTGTCCTGCTGGAGTTGGCCGCAATCCTTGGGGTTTCACTAATCTGATGCCTATTTTCTTTTACGGTACTGATCCGCGCTTGCAATTTGGTGCGTCACATACGGTCCTCGAGAGCACTGAGACATCACAGGTAAACGGGCATCCATGTCCAAAGCCAGAAGGTTGGATGCGCTGGCTGGTGAAACTAGTCAGTCTCGAGGATGAAACTGTGCTCGACCCTTTCATGGGCAGCGGCACGACGTTACGCGCAGCAAAGGACCTGGGCCGCAAGGCCATCGGCATAGAAATCGAAGAAAAATACTGCGAGATAGCGGCCAAGCGGTTGAGCCAAGAAGTGCTGGAGTTTAAGCCGTGAACGATTCATTGACCATCACGCCATCTCAGTTGCATGTCGAAATCACGCAACTCATCGCTGCAAAAACAGGCTGCGAAGCCACGTGGGAACAGCATCAGCAACCGCTCACGTCTGACGAGTTGCGGGAGATTCGATTGGAAATCGAGAAGATGATCGTCCGGCACATCGTTTCGGCCTATCTGGCAGAGGCGGGGAGCAAGCAGGGATGACGACTTTTCTTTTGAAACTCGTGCGCGGGCCACGCTGCGAAGGATGCGGAGCGGTTGACAATCGCTTCGTGAGCCGGGACACGCATTTATGCATCGAGAACGGTTGCTGGGGAATCGCGCAGAAGGTAGCCGAGCGCAAAGCAAAACTGGAAGCGACCTTGAGCCTGCGCTTCGCCATGCCGATCGAAAAGATTCGAGAGTTTAGGGAATTGTTCGGACGATGACTACCATCCCAAATTCGCCACCTCGGCGGAGCCGCAATCCAGCGAAGGGCAAATACTGCTGGAAACATCACCGCTGGACTATCGACATCGGCAACCGAAAGCGGTGCTCCGCATGTTGGAAAATTACAGTTTCACGGCGAAGGAGCCGGGCATGAGCATCCCGCAAAAGCGCGAAGACTTGGTGGCGATGGGCTACGTCTTTGATGGTGAGGGGCGCTGCAAGGCGTGCGGGGCCTACATGGAGTGGTGGATCACACCGCGCGGCAAAAAGATGCCGATGAGTGTCGTGGACGTGAAAGACGAAACGAAAGTTTTTCCGCAACCTGTCCTCTACACGATTCGCGTGCCGCATTGGGGTGATTGTCCCGAGGCGGCGAGTTTCAGGAGGAAGACATGAAGCACCGAAAGCACGAATTTGTCGGCCAAGAAGAGGCAGAGCTATGGGCTGCGTGCTTGAACAGACCACGCAGCCGCAGGGCGACCATGCTCCTAATGCAGTTCCTTTCCGATCGCCAAACGGCTGTTATAGACCAGCTCAAGCGGTGCGTTAAGGCTGACTGTGACAGGTATTTCTTTCCTAAGTTTCCAGCGCAGAAGTACTGCAGTATCGTTTGCCAAACGCGCGATTATCAGAACGGTGAAAAATGGAAAGAGCATCGGCGCCAAAAATGGCAGGCGAGACAAGCGAGTTTCAGGAGGAGAGCGTGAAGCGCCTGACCCAACGCGAAAAGATCAAGGCCCTGCTGCTGGAACGGCAAGGATTTTGGGTACCAGCATATTTGCTCGCGGGTATCGCATTACAGTACGGGACCAGAATACTGGAGTTGCGCCGGGAAGGTTTCGAGATTCTAAACAGCACCCAACGCAGGACTGACGGCACGGTGTATTCCTGGTTCATGCATCCCGAGCCGAAGGGCCAGATGAGTTTGCTGGACGTAATTGACCAAAGAGAGCAGGCGAATGCCTAAGCGGATCGTGGATGGAGACTCCATAGCGACCTCTCAGAAGCTACGCGAAGTGCAGCCGTTCGCCTACCGCGCGGAATATGCACTTCTCGTGACGCTGGCGCTTGCCAACGGGTCCTTTGAGTGTTCCCCAGCGCAGATCTGGTCGCGGATGTACAGCTTCAACCGACCAGACGTCTTCCCTGACACCGTGAAATCCATCCTCGATGAGTACGAGCGCGTGAAGCTCCTTTTCCGATGGCACGAGCCAGATGGCAAGGAATGGGGCTATTGGGTCGGAATTGAGAAGGAAGGACGCCTTCCACCACCTAGTCAAAGAATAAAAATGGTATGCGGTAAGACCCCTCCTACTCAACAACTTAGAGAGTTTTTACATCCTAGGACTCTCCTAGGAGCTGTCCTAGGACAATCCTCACTGGGTTTGGTAGGGGTAGGGTTAGGTTTGGTAGGGAATACGTCAAAACCTGCGGCTGACGCCGCTGTGTGTTCTTCTCCAGAGAATCTTTTAGCAATCTACGATCAGAAGCGCGGAAGCCTGCCAGGAGTGAGGGAGTTATCCCCACAACGCCTGAGCAAGTGCCGCCAGCGTCTTCTGAATCACAAAGTGGAGACGCAAAAGTTCCTGGCGGACTTTGAGCAAAGCGTTGAGCACGCGAGTCGTATTGGCTGGCCAACGTGGACGCCAACGTTCGACTGGTTTATCGCAAATGACACGAACTATCTGAAGGTGCTGGAAGGAAACTACGACAAATGGGAAGTGACCGGGAGTTCCCCAGTACTTGCCGATGCCAGGGTTGGAGAAGGAAATCGCAACCCAACTCCCGAGCAGGCAGAGCGAACCCACAGGGAGCTCAAAGAGCTCGAAGCGAAATATCCAGACCTCGCGGGAAAAACGAAATGACTGAGCCCGCAGTGGTAGCAAAGCCGAACCTTAATCGCGTGAAGCTCTACGCGGTGCCGGTGGAGGAGCTACTCAAGGTGTTCGTTCACGGCCAGGAGATTCATTGGATCGTGACCGAAGGTTTCCCGCCGGATGCGAAAGCGCTTCGCACGGCATTCAACCGCGAGCGCGGCATGTTTTTCATTCTCGTTTACAGCGAGAGTTTCGAGGCGTTGTGGCCGACACCACAAATCCCCGAGGGTCGCGTCCAGGTTGAACCAATTCTGAAGGTGGAACAAAAACAGGAGGCAGGCGCATGAAAGAGACTCATCCGCTGTTGTGGCCCCAAGGCTGGCCACGCACGCGAATCGCAGATCGTGAGGCGCGGGCCGCGTGGAAGAAGACGGAACGTCAATCCATAGAAGCACTGGAACTGGAACTTAAACGCTTCGCGGTTCTATCAGCGACTCTTACGCGGAAAGATCCGAGCGACTTTCGCGGCCCGAGCGATCCCAGCATCTCCGTGAGCTTCTCGCGGAAGCGTGAAGACGATTTTTCATGGCAGGACGCGCTTGGAATCCACGATCCCGCGCCAAGCCTCGAGGAAATCACGGCGATCTACCGCAAACTGGTGGCTCCGCATCATCCGGATCAGGGCGGAGACCCGGAAATGTTCCGCGCGCTCACAACCCACAAGAACAATGCGCTCGCATACGTCAACCGGCTATCGGGTCAGACTTATGAGTACGCAATCGCATGCGACAAGTTCAAAGAAGCGCGCTGGAATATCACCGCAATCCGCCTTACCGTCCATTCTCTTCGCCAAATTGAGCGCGATGGTACCTCGGCACTTCTCCAGCAGGCGATGAAGGGATTCGCGGCGATCGCGGAGCACGCGGGACAGGAATAATCCGTGCAGCGATTACTTGGCAACGGAGCACCGATGGAGCAGGAAGGCCCAGATCCATCTCTGCTTCAGCGGAAGATTGAGCGGCTCGAAGGGGATCTGGAAGACGCCAGAGAAGAACTCGCAGAGACGAAAGAGCAGCTTGCGGCGGTGTCTCGTGGACAGGCCAAACTGAAGCAGGCGCTGCAGCCGGTTTATGACGGCCTGCGCATGATCTTCGGAGAACTGAAGAACGTGGCGGCAGACAATGTTTCTCCATCGCAGTCCAGCGGTCCACTGGATTCGTCTCGATATGAACCGTGGAGGCAGAAATTTCGAGGGCAGACGGCCAACGCCATAGATGTTCTCGTGAAGTACGAGGCGGGGCTAACACGCAGGCAATTGGCCGGTTTCCTGCGCGTCGAACCGGGCAGCGGAACAATGTCCCAAATCATTTTCAAGTTGAATAAGGCCGAGTTGATCGAGAAAGACGGCAGCAACATTCGTTTGAAGAAACTCTAAAGGAGAAACAGATGAGCAACGTAACGAGAAAAGAACGTGCGGTGTTCGGGGCCTGCATTTTGTTTTTGCTGGTGTGCCTAGTTGTGGCGATCATCGGTTGCAATCAGACGCCGCCGTTGAAAGCGGTGAAGGTGGCGCCAGCGGAAAACAAGATTGCGCCGAAAGAGTTCGTTGAGCAGTGGCAGGAGTTCAAAGCACTACGGGACGAAGTCGCGGCAATCCAGAAAAAAGAGAATCTGACGGCGAAGGTGGACCAGTTAAACGGGATGGCTACGCGGCTGCAGGGGCAGGTGCCGCAGGGCTATACGTGGGACGAGGAGACACTTTCGTTCAAGCCGCAGATCCCGGCGTTGCCGCCGCCGACGCCTGCACCGGCTGTGCCTGCGAAGAAGTGAACGAGTTTGCAGTTCGGGCCAAGTAAAAATCGAAAAGGAGAAACAGGCGCATGAAAAATGAAAAGGCAACATCTCCAGAGAAGGCGCACGTACAGATCAAGGCTCCAGATTTGCGCGTGGCGATATTCAGCATCAAGGGCACTGCGCCGCTGGTAATTCACAGGACCAGCGCAAAGTTCAAAGCGCAGATGATTCAAAAGCAGACGGAGGGCAAATCTGCCAGTTCAAAGAAGAACCGCGAAGCCCAGGACAGCGACGAGACATTCAATCAAGCCCGATATGTCTCGAAAGATGGGTGGGATGGATTCCATGCAGCGGCGATTCGCAACGCGATGATCTCCGCCTGTCGTCTGGTCAATTTCAAAATGACGCTGGCGAAGATGTCGATTTTCGTGATCGCGGATGGGTGGGACAAATTAGAGCCGCAAATCCCGCTCGTTCGTATCTACGGAAAACCGACGAAGCAATCTGACGTGGCACGTGTTGAAACAGGACAGCCCTATGTGACATTCCGCGCTGCGTACCACGACTGGTCCGCGAAGGTTCGCATCCGATTTGACGCGGACCAATTTTCCATCGCGGATATTTCCAACTTACTCAGTCGTGTCGGCATGCAGGTTGGCATCGGAGAGGGCAGACCGGACAGCAAGAACAGCGCGGGAATGGGTTGGGGATTGTTTGAGTTGGAGCAAGCGCAACAAGAAAAAGCAGCATAGGCATGGCAGGCAGGGAGTGGTGCAGTTCGTCCAGGAATTGACCGGACAGGCATGGCAGGGCAACGCAGACATGGAGAGGTCGGACGGGGTGCGGACGAGAATGGTCCTGCGCGACCCGACTGGGAGAGGACGGGCTCGTAAATGCAGGCGAGTCTTGGCGTGGAGTAGCGGGGTCAGGAGTAGATGAGCGGGGCAATGCACGGCAGGTAGGGCACGGCCCGGACCGACAGGACATGGTCTGACCAGGTAAGGAATGGTATGGCAGGCACGGTTTGGCAAGGCAAGGCGTGGAGGGATTTAACGAGGCATGGAGAGGCAGGCTTTGAAAGGAGATTTGCATGGCGAGCGATCTGAAAAACAAGGAAGTGATTCAAGAGCTGAAGGATATTGCAAAAAAGAATGAGCAAGGTTTGCTCATGCCAGAGGAAGTAGTCGAGTCAGCGCGGCGGACAAGTTCTCCGCTGCACAGCTATTTTGATTGGAACGACACCCTCGCGGCGAAAGAATGGCGGCTGCACCAGGCGCGCAGGCTCATTAACGTCTGCGTCGAATATCTCGGCCCTGAAGATGGTGGCCAAGAGACGCGGGTATTCGTGAGTCTGCGGGAAGATCGCGCTGAAGGGGGCTACAGGCCGCTTGCGAAAGTCCTAAAAAATCCATCGCTCCGCGAAATTCTCCTTCAAGACGCCCTCGACGAAATGAACTACTTCAAGTCGAAGTTCAAAGACCTGAAGGAACTGGCAGGCGTGTTCGAGGCGATGGCAGCCGCAGAGAAAAGACTTAAAAAAGCTGTGGCTGCGTAGCAATGGCCGCGCGTTTGATTTGTGGTCTGTGCGAATGCACCTTGCGAACGTCCAAGGAAGGCCGCGGCGTCGTGTTCGTGCT